TGACCAGGCAGCTTCGTGAAGATGCTGAGCACGAACTTAGCCATACCCGAAACAGCCTGCTTGGCATACCCGAGCGCACCACTGAAGTCACCATGCAACAGCGCGGCAATTGCCTTGAACGCTGGCACCACAACCGAAGTGATGTACTTGGCAAGGTAGTTGGCCAGGATCGTTGCAAGCTTCGCAACTAGCGTGATGATCGGGGTGAGGATCGGCACCAGGGCCTGAACGATCAGACCGAGCGCGTTGAACAGCGGAACCAGGGCCTGAAGGATCGGCGTAAGCGCGGGCAGCAAAGCCACCACAAGCTGACTGATCGGAGGCAACAGAGGCATGACCGCCTGCACCAACGCTAGGAACGCCTGAACCAGGGCAGCGAGCACAGGGCCCAGCGCTGCAATGATCGGCATTAGAGCCTGACCTAGCTGAACGATGATCGGCCCTAGGGCAGTCAGTAGCTGACTGAGGATCGGCCCAGCAACCTTCAGCATCTGGCCCATTAGCTGACCCAGCACAGGGAGGAGAGTGCCAATCACGGTGCCTAGTCCATCGAACACACCCGCCGCCGCACCTATACCACCAGCCAGACCATTCAAGAACCCAGCCAGCGCGTCACCAACCGTGGTGAACAGTGCACCCAGCGACTCGACCAAGGGCTGAGCTTGCTGCATCACAGGAACCAGGCCACTGACCAGGCCGTTAACCAGCCCACCAATACCCTGAACTAGCGGTTTGATCATCGGGGCAGCAGCCTTGAACAACTGCCCAAGCTGAGGCGCAATGTCGTTGAAGATGCCCTGAATCTGCGTCGCTGCCTGCTCCATGGGCTTGACCATGGGCTGAACCAGCTTGGTCATCGTCTTAGTGACGTTGTCCTTGAGCTTGGTAAAGGCAGCCTGCACGCCCTTGTTTTCCGCAGCAATCTTGGCGCCTAGGCCAACTACGGCCAGCGGTACAGCAGCAAGCGCACCAGCGGCACCAACGGCGCCCACACTCATTACGGCGAATGCCTTGCCCAGGTTGGCAGCCGTAGTCAGTCCAGCCCTACCGGCGCCAACAATGCCCCTGCGCATGGTCGATGCGGCGCCTGAACCAAGCTCGCGCATAACCGAGCCGATACCGCCCAGCGCATCACGCATTCGCTGACCATTGGTCATCATGGCGTGCGTCGAGGACAAGACACGCCCGTCAACACTCCGCCAGTTCCCGTCAGTGTCGCGCGTCATGCCCGAGGTAGTGGCACCAATGGATCGGATAGCAGCGTTCGCACGGCGCGCACCTGCCTGCACCCTGTCAGTGTCGATGCCAAGCTGAACGGTTAGTGATGCCAGCGTGGCCACCAGACCCCCTTTCTGCCCGTAGTCACCTACGAACTTTCGTATGTGCGAACAGAGCCGCCCAAAGCAGCGTTTGCCTTCAGTACCTCTTGCCAGATCTCTTGCGGCGTCTTCACGCGCTGATACCACACGGGTACAAAATCCTTGGCCTTGAGCTTGGCGCCGTTCGCGTTCGCCACAGTTGCAGCGATGATGGAAGCGCTAATGTCCGTACGCTGGTTCGCGTCGAGGGGACCGGTCACCCGCTCGTACGCCATCCACTCAGTGAGTTCTCTGGACGACATACGAGCGAGCAACTCGGCCACGGGCATACCCAGATGGCCAGCAAGACGGAAGTAAAACTGCCGCTCTGGACGGCCTACTAGTTTCCCGTCAGTTCCTCAACGTCGTCATCCGTCAGACCGGAAAGACGAGAGGCTACCTCGACCACGCGAGTAAGGGCCTGGGCACTCTTTTCGCCGAGTCGCTTGACCTCAGCGTCAGAGCGAAACAGCCGCTTGCCGTTCGCGTCGACCAGGCAGAACGCAGCGAGGCGCGCGCGATACTTGTCAAGGGCCTTGTCCTTGGCAACGGCAGACATGTTGTCATTCATGAGGGAGGCCTCAAACCGGTCCCGGTCCGTGCCGTTCATGCCCTGAACGAGAACCGTACCGCCCCACTCCGGGACGTCGACAGGCTCACGCTGAAGATCGTCAGCGTTCAGGATGTCGTCAGCGGATAGGTACATGTGGTTACGCTCCTGCGGTTACGGTCGGCTTGCCCGACACCTTGAACTTCAGCTCAGCAGACAGCTTGTCGTCTACCGGCGCTTCCTGCGAGAACTCAGTGAGAATCAGCGCTAGGTCCCACTCCCCCAGAGCCTGGGGAAAGACCAGCTTGTAGTTACGTGGCTTGACGTCTTCAAAGTCCTGTATGAGCACGTCGTGAACGGACGGGTCATAGTTCACCGTGATGGTGACCTCCCCCGCATCCTTCAGGCCACCAATGAACTCGCGCCACCCGTTCGCCGAGTCGTGCGCGGTAACGTCGTAGGTGTCCCGCTTAATCTCGGGGCCCTTGACATCCGACACCCTGCCGATGGCCGTGAAAGCCTCAGTCGGGGTGACACCATCACCACGCTTCAGCGCAATGCCGAACGCATCGATACCAGACACTCAGTTACTCCTTAGTCATGTGGACCCGGTATTCCGCGTTCAGGTGCTTAACGCGCGGGTCAGGGTCGGGGATTGTCTGATGCTGGGCATGTTTGATGTACACCTGTGAGAACCCAGCAACAGTCAGCGGCACGCGATCTAGGGCAGCGTCAACAGCAGAGAACATGTCGTAGATCTCGCTGGACCCCGGGGCCATCGACCAAACGTGAATTGTCACGGAGGAGCTAAGACCCTGCGCGTCATGAGTGTCATCAGCCAATTCGAGAATGTTCCCGATTGTGACGAACGGGTAAGGGGCAGGCTCGGGCACCTTGTCATAAACCCTGCCAGCGAGCGACGGGGCCCCATTGAGCTTGGCGAAAATCGCCGACTGTAGCGGACGCAGTCCAGTAGCCAAGGGTCACCACCTGCCAAAGAATCGGGGTGCCGCACGCTGCAAAGCGCGCTCACCGGTACGTGCATGGATCTGAGCGGCGGGCCCCAAGAACGGCTGATCGTTCATCTTGCTAGTGCCCTTTTCGACGTAGTACGCGTACTCGCGCACCTTGCCAGGCTGGATCTGCACCCAAGCCTTACCGCTACTGCTGTTCACCTTGGTCTCAATGGAATCCCGCAGCGCACCCGTGTTCACAGGCGCAAGATCCTTGGCCGTCTTCTGTAGATCCTCGGCCCACTGCTCAAGCGCTTCCGCTCGCAGGCTGTTAGCCCTGCGGGGAAGTTGCGCAATACGAGCAAGGGCCGTACGCAAACCGCGCAGACCATCCCCCGCCATTACTGACCAGCCTGACGGAAGAGACAGCTAGCAGCGAGGTACGTGCCTGGCATGCTCGGCTCGCTGACACTCAACACGAGAAACTCGTCAGACCCACGGTGCAGGCGGTCACCGCGCTGTACGTCAGTGCCGGGAATCAGGTAGACCGTGTGCGTCTGGCTCTCGCCGCTCTGCCCACCTAGGACACGCTCAATGGCGGTCGACTGAGCAAAGCGAGCGGGCACCGTGGCAACGTTCGTCCACACGGTAGTGAAACCGCCCATGCCATCCGGGGTACGCACGTCCCGGTACACGTCAGCGGACGCATTCAACATGCGCGCAATACGACTCATCGGGACTTCACCACCACACCAGGACCAGCACCAAAGCGGGCAGCGAGACGAGCGCGCTGTTCGTGACTCAGAAGCATGATCCCGGTTTCGACCCCGGAGTACTTCACCTGATAGTCACCGATGCGCTCCATGTCGACCATGCGCGCCGTTGGGTCACCAGCGCGGAACTGCACCAGGGCCTGACCCGCGAGGCGACACACCATGTCGATGATGTCAGCGGGCACCGTGGGCAGACCGTGAACGTAGGTCACCTCGACCGCTGAAGGCTCCATGTCGGCACGCCACCCGTAGGACGACCACTTGACCGCACGCCACCCCATACGGCGCCACAGAGCGCCACTGGCTAGCTTGTAGTCCGTGACGTCATCGCCGTCGACAGTGACCGAGGTGACCGACTGCACGGGATTGCCAGGAAGCCTCAACCGCTGATCGTGGTCACCCTCAAGTACCACCGTGCTAGTCGTCTGAGTGATCGGGGTACCCGCAGCCTCGCGAACCAGCGCTGAGGCAACGTCAAGATATGTGGAAACAACGGCGGTCTCTGACCCAGCAACAGTGACGCCACGCGCTTCTAGGTCAGCGACAGTTGCCAGCGGAACGAGCGCCATGGGTCACCCTTCTTACTTAGCGGAAGCGGCAGGCTTACGGGCGGAAGGCTTGAGAACCTCGACCCGCTCAAGCTCGTCACGCTTCAGAAGCTTGCGTAGGTAGTCGAGCGTCTCGCTGTCCTCTTCCAGCGTGAACCGAACAACCTGCTTGGACTTGTTCTCTACCTCAACGGCAACCAGGGCCATGGGTGTTACTCCTAAGTCGGTAGGGGTGGGGCAAGGGGCGGGGGCCACCTACGAACTTTCGTAGATGACCCCCACTCACTCAGTCAGGTCAGGAAGGCAGACCCGTGGTGACGTCAACGTCCATGACCGCTAGGGCCTCCGGGCGGACGACCTTACCGCCGTACAGGTGGAGACCCTTAATCGCGTCGCCGAAGCTGTCCTGCGGACGGTACGCCTCAACCTTGTTGATCTGCTCCGCGTACGTGGTGGCGATGGAGTGACCAGCAACCACGAAGTTGGAAACGGCCGGAAGAGTGCCAGCGGTACCCTGCGGCAGGTTCAGCGAGACCATGACCGAGAACCCGAGGATGGAACCAACCTCGCCGTTCTGGATCGGCTGAGTGGAACCGTACTGGTTCGCGTAGATGAACCGAGTGTCCTGAAGAATCAGCGAGTAGAACTCGGGCGACACGACCAGGAATCGGCCAGCCGCAGGAACCTTGGACTTGTCAAGCTTGAGCTTCAGCGCAAGCACGATCTTGTACGCAGCGTCAGCAGTCGCCGCAGCACCCGGGGTCAGCACGTTGCCAGCGTTCGTGGTCATCAGACCAGCAAGGAACGTGTCAGTGACCTCAGCCAGACCAAACGCCGAGTCGTTCGCAGCGCGGTTCAGAAGCTGCCCACCGTCGCGAACCTGACGCGCGTCAACGTCGTCGACCTCGAACGCAAAGTACTTGGCCTGGTCGACCACAAGCGTGTCGTCGGTCGTGGTCAGAGTCTGCGGCGCGATGACCGTAGAGTTCTTGGTGTAGGTGCTGATCGTCGGACGCGCAAGGTGCCCGATGTGGACGGTATCGCCGTACTGCGCGATGTCGCCCTCATAATCACGGTTGATAATGCCGCCCTGACCGAAAACCAGGTTCTCGCGTAGAGCAACTAGGAGGTCTGCCGACCAAACCTCGGGAATGAAAGTGTCAACGGCCATGCCGAAAGTGCCTTTCTAGAAAGGGGTAGTTGGTGCTACTTAATGCCGAGCACGTTGTTTAGGCGTCCCTCAGC